TACCATCTGCAGAATACGGGAGTCTTGTTGATGCGTTACTTTTCTAACCACCGGTGCATCAGTAACCATGGTTAGAGTGGAGGTATTTTCTTCTACACGTCCCTCCTGGACGCTCGTATCATTCTCGTTTGGTTATCAATAACCGACATGATCAACCCAAACCATGCCGTACCAAGTGGTAAGCCACTACCTTGCGCTTGTTGATGGACTGGTAAATTCCATATCGCCAACAGAGGCGGATTAGCGCCTTCACAGAAACGCTATTTGTTGGGTGGTGTTCTTCAATCTAACATGCCACTCAACATCATAGTCGACTGGTGGTGCGACCCCAACACGATGCGCAACCGCAAACATTTTTGGGGCCCACTCCATAAACTTAGCCTGACCATGAAGTGATAACTCATCTAAGGCACAATTGAGTTTATCACGAGAAATGTCATTCTCCATATTAGTTTTCATAGTCCAATAAGGCATGTCCAATACAACCTCAAGGGCCAAAGGAGCCAAAAACACACCGGGAACAAGTGGATGATTGACAAAACCTCTCTTCAAAAATGTGATTTCACTCAATGGACGGTATTCAGGTACAATATCGTCCTTACGCTCTGCAGTAAAAGTCATATTGAGTTTGGCAAATTCCTCGGTCATAGTGCGCTGATTAAACCGACCAATCGCAACATCGGAAACAGCCAAAACTATATCATCGCCATAAACCACAGCTCTAACGTGGTCCTCAAAAACTAAATCGGGACACAATCTCTTAAAAATAACACGGACAAGAATTTGGTTAGCCAAGCTATTGATCAACGTGGTCAATGGATGCCCAGAGGGCAAAGCGTGTAACCACTCATAAACTCGTTTACCATTAAGATGTCGGGAATTGTAGATCTCCTGCCAAAGAACTGACCTAACAATTTCCCAACCATCACGATACCAACCATGAATTAAAATTCCAATTACAATAAGCAGCCGCATACTAAGACTAGCATCGAATGCTTTAAAATCACCAGCAATAAACTTATTCCCAACTTGTGCCAAATAGGCAACAAGTGTAGTCCAGTCACTCCCATAGGCATTAATACCTATACCAATACCATTGACGATACGATTATGAATAATCCAAGATACAAAGCTAGCATAATACATACGCGTGATCAACGTAAGCACCAACCCGCAACCACTAAATAGTCGTGTTTTGCCAGTCTTACTTTTCTCCATGGAACGAAGTTCGTCCTTAAGATTATCGGTATAAATATGAACATTTCT